ATAGCAGACCATACGGATCTCTATGGCATAGCATATCCTACGATACCAAGACTGTGTAAACTGTCAGGATTAAGTAGGAGCTCAGTTATTCGAGCAGTAAACTATTGTGTCGAACACAATTATCTAACCAAAGTTGCAGGTAAAACAGGCACTGCAACTATCTATCAATTCAATTGTTTAAAAGAGGAGGGTGTCAGCGTGACACACCAAGATAAGAATAATGTTACTAATATAAATAATAATACTACTTGGGGTGTCAGTAAGACACCTACTTTCGATGACTTCTGGAATACCTATCCAAGAAAGATAGCCAAAGGTCATGCTCGACTTGCGTTTGAAAGAGCACTAAAGAAAACAGATGCAGTAACTATACTTACGGCAGCAGCTAAGTTTGCTGAGACTGTTGAGCACAAAGAGAAACAGTACGTGCCACACCCAACCACATGGCTCAATGGTGAGCGATGGGATGATGAGATAGATGATGTCTCAGGTAGATCAAACACTGATCGTCTTGATGATATTATTAACTTCGATAGGTACGCATTGGAAAGATTGAGTATAAAGAAATGAAGTATGACGATCGCACTCGTATTGTAGGTTCATGGCTACAGCAATTATTACGTAGATACACACCGCCTACTGGCATGGACAATGAGACACTCAAAGAAGAAATGGTTTTGATTGTAGAAGATGTAAACAAACACATACCTTCTCAGTTCAATGACGATATGTTCAAGGGTGTTCTAGTTAGGATTGACGGACAGATCCGCGCCATTCATGGAGCGCGGACATGGCCGACAATCAAAACATTTATAACTGCAACCCAAGAAAGTGTTAAAGTATACGATGTAAAAGAACTTACCTCGTCTGTAGAGTTTAGTCTTGATAGATTTCGTTTGGCTGAAAAAAGAATTCTAGCAGGTGAAGATGTAGATGATCTTTATATCAAAGACACTTTATCACGCGAACAACTGCTCGAGCGTGGTGTTGTAACTATGGATGATATAAAAAAGTATGTTGACCCTGCTGCATAGATGCAGTAGAACTATACATATATAAGGAGCAAATGTTATGAATAGAAAGAATTTTATTGGCGGCAGCGATGCCGTTAAGATAATGAATGCTGAGTGGTATGAGCTTTGGCAAGTCAAGATGGGTCTGAAAGAACCAGATGATTTGAGTAGCATACTTGCAGTACAACTTGGTGTTCACACTGAAGAGTTTAACCTAAGATGGTTTGAAGAAAACACAGACCAAACTGTAGACTCAAAGCAAATGATATTTGAAAATAAAATATCTGGTGTGCCATACAAAGGTACAATTGATGGGATGGTAGGTAGCAGTATTATTGAAGCAAAGCACACGTTTCAGAATAACAAGATGGAAGATATGCTTACACAATACATGCCACAGATACAGCTATACATGATGTTGTCTGAGTCACCTGCATGTTTCCTGTCTGTAATCTTTGGCAACAACAGATGGGACTATGCCAAAGTAAGATACGATGAAAAGTATGTTGAAGGTATGAAAACAATCATCAAAGATTTCTGGGGATACGTTGAACGTGGAGAAGAACCAGTAGGTATAGATGAACCTAATCTATCTATAGATAAAATACCTGTAGATGAAATGGTTAAACGTGATGCCAGTACAGACAATATGTTTATGGATAATGCAGTTACATATCTCAGCAAACAATGGGATCACAAGCAGTTCGAGACTGCAAAAGAAAACTTAAAAGGAATGGTCGGTGATAATGAACGCGAGGTTTATTGTGACCAGTTAACTGTGAAGAGAGACAAACGTGGATCACTTCGCATCAATGTAAGGAGCAAATAATGCCACAAGGTTTACACATATGGGATGAAGTATCAACTTCTGACCCAAAATATCTTAAAGAAGTAAGTTATGGTTCAAGATCGTTTACTGCTATAGATGCACACTCACAAATAAAAGCAGCAACAGATTGGTTTGGACCAGTGGGTGAAGGATGGGGTTATCATGTAGATACAATTATTCACAATCTATCGCCAGATGATACAGTTGTTATAGCTAATGTAAGTATATGGCATGGATCACCAAGCAATGTATATGGTCCTGTCTCTGGCTGTAAGGCTCTTATGCGTAACGGCAAAGTAGATGAAGATGCACCAAAGAAAGCTATGACTGATGGGCTAACCAAAGCATTGTCACACTTAGGTTTCAACGCTGATGTATTTCTTGGTGAGTTTGAAGGTAACAAGTACAATGACGAGGGCAAAACTGATTGGTAATTACTACCAAACAAATGGTTCAACAAGTACCCTGCCCAAAGTGTGCAGCTAAGGCAGGGGAATCTTGTGGTCACAGAAAAGACAAGTCTCGAAGTCACCACGCAAGATTAGTAGCAGCACAAAAACATTATAATACAGGAGCCAAAAAAATGGCAGAATACGACAACAGAAATAAAGGTGCAGGGTTTGCACCATATCCAGATCAAAAGTTTATTCTCTCTGGCAAGATGGATTTGGAAGGCAATGAACGCAAAATTGTAATGATGGCAGGTACAACTAAGAATGGAAAAAATATTATTGAAGTATATCAACGCTGCTCAATTATGTTTGAAGATAAAGAAGCATCTGATGGTAAACCAAATTACTCTGGGCCACTAGATGAATACACAGAAACTGAGACTAGAAACAAAATGCGAATGGCAGGTTGGCGCAAAGAACACAACGGTAATAAAATGATTTCTTTTCAAGTAACGCCAAGTATCGGTGGAGATAAAGATGACAAAATACCGTTCTAAAGAAACATGGCCTGAGTTAAGAAAGCGGCACAAGGAAGAGAAACGGAGGTTAATAGAAACTTGTGCCAAAGCTAACCTTACAATTACTGAGGCTTCTCGGATGATTGACATTGACATGGGGCAGCTAAGAACAGAAGCTTGGAGATATAACATTCAGTTTGCAAGGAGATATAACAGTGACAAGAAAACAGCTATCTCCTGCTCAACAGTTTGAACTCAAGTATCTAAAGCAACAAGAAAGAAAATGGTCTGAGGAAAGATTTAAATCTGATAAAGATAAAAACGCAGAGATAAAATACTTTCATGCAAGAGAAGATCTAACGCTTTTTGTTTCTAAGCTAAGAAAACTAGGCTATCATATTTAATCGTGAGGACAGGGGCAGTATAACCTGTCCTCTTTACTATTTTAATCAAAGCAAGAAAGATAAACAATGTTAAAATTATTCTACACACTACTCGTTATTGAGTACGTTGTTGAAGGTCAAGAAGTAGCAACCAGTATTATATTCCCAAGCGAACAAGAATGTTATGATGCTATGGGTGATGGTGTATTAGATAATTTGTATGATATACTGGCTGATACTTACGGAAAAGAAATTATGATGTACTGTAAAAAAACACCATTCATGTCAGGAGTTCAGCAGCCTGATGTAAAACCAAAGGTAAGACCAGATGTGGACTAAAAAAGATAAAGAATGGCTAGGGTATAAACGCAAGATGTCTGTGCAAGACAAAAGCAAAATTAGTTTATCAAAGCCTCCTTGGGAAAAAAATTTATCTAGTCAGCTCGAAGTGAGGACCGTCATAAAACGGACGCTTCCCTTGGCTACGTCTAAGATCAATGTAAGCTAATGACGCTTCTTCCATTGTGCCTTGCCAATCTCTCATGTTTAACCATCTAACATTTGGATCTGCTTGCCAAGCACCACCCCAAGTTACACTAACCCCATGTTGATCCCCTGCCTTTTTCATTGCATCAGCTATGTTATCGTAAAGTGTTTCTTCCCAACTTGCTCGAGAACCAACGTAAGCCATAAGATCAACAGCATGAGAGAATCCATCTACCTGCCTTCGATGAAAGCTATTCATAGTTTTACTTGCACCTTTAGCTACAAGTTCTTTCTGTTCTTCTTCGGTACGCAACCCACAAATACATCCAAAGTCTACATCAGTTAGAGTTATAGCTGTAGTTACAACCTTAACTAAATCAGGATGCACACCTCTAAGCTTGCTCATTGATCGTTCTGATAATTTAAATGCCATGATTAACCTTTCTTAAAGAACTTTGTCGCAGAGCGCACAGCAAAGCTACTGGCTACGATAACACCTAAAGTATACTGATACCACTCAGGCATCTGCTCTAGTGCTGTGAACCCCTCAGCAACGACTGTGCGACCCCATTCACCGGTGAACACTAGGATCAATGGGATTGAGAATAATAAAACTAACCACTCGTCCTTCCAAGAATTCTGAGAACCTTGTGCCATAATCCTTTCCCAGTCTTGGACTGAGGTTTCTTTGGAGACAAGGATTTTTGCTTTGGCTTCGGCTTCGGTGAGCTTGAGTTTTGCGTTTGCTTGTTGGGCTTGCGTTTTGGCATTTAACCAACCTCCTGCTAGTTCAGTTATCGGACCTATTAGTGTCTGGAGCATAGTGTCCACCTCTGTCTGTCTTTGCTTCCTTGCCCAACCATAACGCAAAAGT